TGGGAAGTCTCTAGGACGACTATCAGTAGCATTGTCGGTCCTAGGTGAACCTTCATTTGCTTTCATAGTATGCTGATAGTTAGGGCGTGGATATCTGATACAGAATGGATCAGGCATCCAATATGTTACCTGCCATTCTTGATCAGGATTTAACTCCAAATGTTTCTCTACACTATGACAGAAACTACCAAGTTGAATGTATCCGTCGTGAGTGATACATTTATTGTCACCATAGGCAACCAAGAACATCATCTTACTACTCAATCTCGTTGCCTCCAATCATCAGGTTTGTCCCTTTGAAACCAGTCTTTGATGTCATCAGCACTATCGAACCCCGTTTTATGATTGGATGGATCGGGGTCCCCTAGTCCCATCCTATTCAGAAAATCATCGGTACTACCTTCCTCAATATCTTGAGCAGCTTGTCGTCGTGCTTTCTGTAACCAATCTCTGGCAAGTGTATGAGATTTAGCTAGTTTCTCTGCCCAGATCATGTCATCTAGCTTTACCTCTTCACCATTAGCAATACACTTACAGATGAACTCTAACCTAAGCCGATACTTGGTGGAAAACATATATCTCTTTCGATGTTTTATTTATTTTTGTGTTTCTTTTTTAAGTTTGAAGTATAATTTGTAGTATCTCTTCTTCATCTCATTGAGAACCTCCATGTCTTCATAGAAACCCATGTACTTAAGGTGTTGAGAACTACCTTCTAACTCACTAATTAACATCAAGACATTGGTCTGTTCGACGGGTCTACCACCAGGTTGATATTTCACCCATTGATCAGAAACCACCTTCACTAGCCTCTTCAATCATCTTGGAGACTACATTTTCTGTGCCATCTATAGTTTTGACAGCAAATAGACCAGATCTTTGATACTTCTTGATCTTTTTATACTTTTTAAGAAGAGCTTGAACCTCGTCAGGATCCATATCTAGACCCTCAAAGTTTATGTCGAATCCTTTCATTTCCTTTTCTTTTCATCTTTAACTTTCTTAGAGTTGGTCCAGTTTCTAGGATTGACTTGCCCACCTGTTTGACTGAACTTTATAAGATCATTTCTGTAATGATCCCAGTAGTGGTCAAAGATATCCACTACTTTTTTGCAGTTTACAATATCATAACGAATAGTCCCGTCCAATTTATACTCCACAAGGTAGGTAGTATATGGAAGGGACTTATCATTGGCTAGTTCAACATCACAGTCCTCATGGAGGATATCAATCTTGTCACTTTTCTCATTCTTTTCAGTCAACTTCTATCTCCCCAACGAATGTCTGGAAATGCTTTCTCTACTACTTGTTTAGAAATCTTATACTTACCACCCAATCCCCCGTCTTTAACTAGACACACTAGATCAGCCTCATCAGGATGAAGACCTTCTAACATTTGAATAAACATGGTCTCTCTGCGGGTCTTAGAGAGGGAGTCATTACCACCTTTAACAAAGTGATACATATTCTTCCATTCCTTCCTCAGAGAGGTGTGATCAGTCCCTACAGGGACTTCATTACGTTCGTAAGGTACATTACCTTCGGGGAGTAACGAGATAACACTGTCATCAAAGTTCCAAATTAAGACTGCAGTCAGGGCATCTGTTCTATATTCCTTAAGGATACCTACCTTCTTATCAATGGTTCTTTGTTTGGAAACAAGTTCCAAAATTTCATGAATAAAAGGATTAGGTGGAAGTTTCTTCGTGACCGTTACTGCTTTCTTTTTCGTTGATGTTGCCATTGTAATTAGTTTTCCATTCAGTATAAGTTATTTAATCCGACCAGTCAAGGTCATTCTTCATCTTGTTGAAAGTCCTCTAGTCCGTTCTCAAATCGAACAGCTAGGACATCATCAGGAATAATCTGTCCATTTTCATCAAACATTTCTGGATGCATTGGTATGTAGGTTGAATTTCTTTCAATTACATACTCTTTGACCAGGTATCCAATCACTCCTCCTACCAAAAGGAACATGAATGAAATGATCGTTGATAGTGTTAGAGTTACTGCTAACATTGTATGCTCCTAATTACTTTTTCCTAATGTCCAGGTAAAAGTTAAAGTGAAATACAACTTCTCTCCTTAAGAAAGAAACCATATTTCCAAACTTAATCTGAAAAGTCTTGGGCTTATCGGGTTTCCTCCTATTTCTTAGTAGTAATTCTACACCCCTATTAACAGGGAGAGAATCACTTTCACGCTTATTTAGAGAAGTTTCTTCTCTTTCTGGATTGTCTTTCTGATCCATATTTTCTGGCATCATCTAGTATTCCCTGCAGATAATTTCTAATTTTCCTTGCTTCTGGTTTACCCAAGTGTCCATAACCTTCTCTCAATTGCCTATGTTCTTCATCAGACCCACCAACAATATAGTCATCAAGATCATGAATAATATCGTTTATCTCTTTAGTTGTAGAGCTATTAAGAAACTCTTGCACATCTGTTTTCTTTGCTTTCCCACTCCTTAGATATTCATACATGTTTAGGAAGAACTTATGATCAAAAGCCCAGTCAATTGTTTTTTCGACTTCTTGATAAATCTCCCAATCTTCCATTAAACTAACTTTTGTTCTCGTAAGTATTGTACGGTCTCCACACACCCACCAATAAGTTTTTTATCGTCGTTTTCATTGACGAGAATAACTTTAGGATAAGTAGACTTAGGTCCGAAGTTCTTTAAGAACTCTTCCCTAGTGAAGTCCTTGTTAACTTTATATATCACATGCTTAACTTCTGCTAACTGTAATACTTGTTGAACTTTTAAACAGGAAGAACATCCTTCCTTTGAAAATACCAGAAATGTCATAACTTACCACTCACTATACCGCTATTTACAACACGAACACTACCCTCTGGCCATCCCTCTTGTTCACACTTAAGATGCCAACGGGTCATGTCAATTACTCCATCTCTAGTCCCCCCTGTCAGCATTGGACGGCCCTCTTTTGTCATGGTTGAATAGAGATCAAACCTAGTGTTCCACACATAGAAACACTCATCAATCAATTCAGACCCTTTAGGGATATCTGGAAGTGTTTCAGGTGTCGTCATTGTCTGCATTTTGTTCCTCGATTGTTTGTTTGTAATCAATATTATATCTGTATGCCTTCTCACCAGTAGAAGTGAATATAGATTGATGTGTCAATTTACCATTAAGGATTTTCACTACATTATTAAGTTGTAGCTCCATGATTGTTCTCTGTTCTGAGGTTGTCATCTTTTGTGATGGACTCGGATTGTTGAAGTCTTTCATTATTAGTAACTAGGTCAGAGTTTGGTTGTGGTTCAGTGGATTCACGTAAATGATGAGGTTTGTGTTCCCTATCCATGGGTTGAGACTTGGTATTATCATCCCTAGATAGATTTTTAACTACAATGAAGGCATCCTTATTATACTTACGATCTCCATATTGAGATGCCCATTTCTTGTTATACTCTTCACCTTGGTGGATACCAGATACCTGTGTGCCACCAATCTCAACAACAATATTGTCCTGTTGATCCCAACCAAGAGTATTCATTGTCTCAGCAATCTGTGATGCGAGCATAAAAAAAGGAGTATTGAACTCCCCTCAATATAACTGAGTTATATTAGAGTGTCAAGACCCTTTTTCAAAAAGATTTTCTAATCTTTCCTTTTGTTCTGCAAATTGTTTGTTATTCATTTTTGAGACATCAACGTACATCACTTGTTCTCCTACTTCAGGTGCCTCAGGATGCTTTGGTTTAGGTGGAGTCCTCATCTCTACGTTAATAGATTGAATGTTAGACCACATCATAGCGAAGGCACCACCAGCAATGACGGCGAAACATACAAAATAAAAGAAGACTTCAAAGTTATTCATTATGCATCACCGAAGTGTTTAGCAATAACAGAGATACGTTCTTCTTCATGAGCAATTATATCTATCTGTTCCTGGATAGCACCCAGTACATCTGGGTGTTCACCAATACCAACAGGATAGTTTAGATAAACTTCTATGTTTGCTTTTGCTTTGGCAATGTTACCCTGTGCATCAGCAATCAGGGCATTAGTAATAATGGATCGTGAGAACATAGTAATTTACGAATTAGTTTGTAGTGACATCATTGTATCATGAAGTTCTCCAATATCAAGGAGACCTTCAACGCTGAACCATGGGGCATTTGCCCAACTGAATCCTTCACCCATGGTACTATCGGGTGCAGTGATGTACCAGTGACATGCGGTATCTGGTACATCTACAGAACACTTGCTCCAATCATCACTCCATTGTGGGACTTGAACCCACATTAGAGCAGCAAACATTAAACTGAAAAGTGATTTTATCATACCTTATTTAGGTTTAATTGTTTTTTTATGAGATGATCTAATGAGAAATTACCAGGACCACCGAGGACGATACATGCTGCACCTCCCCAATAAAGAACTAAGAGTTCTAACAGGTAGATATTAAATCCACCTGTCATAACAGCATGATAGATTGCAAAAGACATAGTGCCTAAGATTGCTAAGGCACCCAGACGAGTGCCAAATCCACAGATGATCATCCAACTTCCCACAATCTCAGAGAATGCTGCGATATATGAGAAAAAGATTGGGAATGGAAGATGCAATGGTCTTACAAATGCATCCGCAAAGTTCTCAATGTTTTCTAGTTTCTCATATCCATGATGGATAAGCATAATGCCTACCGACAAACGAAGTATCAAGAATCCTAGAGATTGAATCACAATGCATTACCTCTAGGTAATACTTCCTCAGGGAATACAAAGTTCTCATGCGGTTGATCAACTGGTGCCAACCATGCACGTAGTCCTTCATTCAAGAGAATGTTCTTAGTATAGAAGGTCTCAAATTCAGGATCTTCTGCTGCACGAATCTCTTGACTCACGAAATCGTAAGCACGAAGATTGAGAGCAAGACCAATAATGCCAATACTGGATGTCCATAGACCCATAACAGGAACAAACAACATGAAGAAATGAAGCCAACGCTTGTTAGAAAACGCAATGCCGAAGATCTGCGACCAGAAGCGGTTTGCAGTGACCATAGAGTAAGTTTCCTCCTCTTGTGTTGAATCAAATGCCTTAAAGGTGTTTGCTTGTTCCCCATCTTCATAGAGTGTGTTTTCAACAGTGACTCCGTGAATAGCAGATAACAATGCTCCTCCTAGTATACCAGCAACTCCCATCATATGGAAAGGGTTGAGCGTCCAGTTATGGAAACCCTGTAGGAAGAGTAGAAAGCGGAATATCGCAGACACGCCAAACGACGGTGCAAAGAACCAACTGGACTGTCCGAGAGGATAGATGA